CGCGCCTGCTGCGGGGTCATGCCAGGTCGCTGAACGCGTCGGCGTCGGCCTTGCGCTGCTGGGCCAGTGCCATGAGTTGGGCGATGCGCGCAGCCTTGGCGGTTTCATCCACCGCCTGGACCGGGCCGCCATCGGCGCCGGTCACCTCGGTGCGGTCTGCGTAGACCTTTTTGCGACGCCCCTTGAGGAACAGCGCCAGCAGCGTGTCGCTATGCTTTCTGACCGTCAGGGGCACAGGCTGGCCGTGTTCGTCCAGCACCGGTCGATAGGTCTCTGACCCGTCCTCAGCCTCTACGCGCTCATAGCGGTACGCGAGGCGACCCTTGTCTATGACCGGCTCCTCGAAGCCCACCACGGCCCGTTTAAAGGCTTCCTGCTCTGCCCGGTCAATGCCCTCCTCCATTGCTTCGCGCTCGGCCTCTGCAAAAGCCGCGTCGGCCTCGCGTGTGCGCCATGCGGTAACGCGATCCACGCCAGCGGCCTCGCAGGCGTGTTTGATCACCGGGATGTTGCGAAGCGCCTCCAGGTAGACGGGTTTCCAGTCGAAAGGTTTGTGTGCCATGGTTTTATCGTGCCGATAAATCACAGCGACATGGACACGCGCACCATTTTGCCCACGGCCTGGCCACGACGACGACCGGTGGCAATGTGTGCCACGCACGACTTGGAGACATCGAACTTCAATGCGATCTGTGCGTAACTGAATCCCAAGTCCAGCAGTGCCAGAACTTGATCGACTTCGTAGTTCAACAATTTTGCGCGGGGGTGACTTTCGCCGATGCGCCGTCCGTTTTCGTTCAGCGTGATGAATTTCGTCATACCAGTCCTTTCTTGCAAAAGATTGCGCGTTCGGCGCCGTCCTTTAATTCCAGTCTCAATCCGCAAAACTTTACGCATTCAGCACGCAACAAACCCCGCTTCAGTGCAACACTGCAACGCCCCTATAGGGCGGCGTTGCGTTGCGTTGCACTTTTTGAAGCTGCGCAACACTGCAACACGTTGTCGCGTTGCACTCGTGTTGCAGTGTTGCATCGACGAACGCGCAATTTTCTGCACGTTCAGCACACCACGATGCAACCGTCATCGCCCAGCCAATACGGTGCGTCGTCCCCTTTTGTCAGTGTCTCGAGCGCCCTTCGCACCCTAGTTTTTCGCGTATCGCGTTTCCCGTCCTGTGGTGCCTCCATCCGTTTAACGGACTCAGCGATCACCGGACCGACCTCAATCCCCTCGGTCTGTGACAAGGCAAACTCCTGTATCACAGCGTTGACCACTGTCTCCACGACGCCCAATTTGCGATCAACAACCCCACCCACTGGTATCTCGGCCTCCACCACCACGCATGATGTGATGGGGTCCAGATCCTCATCCACGCCCAGCTGCACGATGTCCAGGGCGAAGCCCCACTGGAGTCCGTCCTCCCCGTCCTTGTTCTTCGACAGACGCAGCGCCCTCAGATTGCCCTCGCGGATCACTTCGATCTCGGCATCGGCTGCAGCGCGCAACCCTGACCAGCCCCGGGCACCCTTGCTGGTGTCCTTGCCACTGTGGTGGATCAAGACCACTAGGGCGCCCGTGAGCTCGTGCAGGCGCTTGCAATGCCCCAAGGCCTTGCCCATGTCCTCGCCGGCGTTCTCGTTGGCTCCTGGCGTGGTCTGGGCGAAAGTGTCGACGATGATCACGTCAGCGCCACCGCTGGCGATCACACCGGCAGCCAGGTCTTTGGCGTCCTTCAGTTCCATCAGGTTGGGGGCGGCGTTCAGTACCGCCATCGGTACCGTGGCCAGATCCACGCTGTGGTGCGTGGCGTAGGCCGCCAGACGTTTGCGGAAGCCCTCCGCGCCCTCGGCGGCGATGTATGCCACCCTGCCCTGCCGTGTGCGCTTGCCGCGCCAATCCAGCCCCCGGGCGATCGCCAGGCTCATGTCCAGCACTGCGAACGACTTACCGCTGCCGGAGGCACCGTAGACCACCGCCAGACCGGCCTTGGGCAGCACGCCCTTGATGATCCACGGCAGCGCCGTGGCACTGGAGAATTCATGCACTGGCTCAAAGGTGAAGCGCAGGCCGGTGGTGCTGGCCTCATCGAGGGCTTGCTCGACCAGCTCCTCAAACTCATCCGGGCTGGCCGGTGCGTTCAGACTTATTTTCGCGCCGTGGTCGTTGGCCAGTTTGACCAGCGTGCGCCCGGTGACTTGGGCGCCCCCGTTCTTGCCAAAACTGCGCCAGCGCTCCTCGTTGTAGTCCCGGCTGCTGTACTTGGGTGAATTGGCGCTCCACTCCTCCCAGACCTCAAACCCCTGGCCTTGAGTCTCGCAGTGGATGGCCATGCCCACGGTCAGCCAGTCGTCGTAATGTAGGTCTGTCGGCAGGGCTTCCAGACACTGCTGGATCTGCGCCATGGTCAACCCGGCCGGGTCGCCACTGGTGCTGATCTCGACCGGCTCATTGCGGCGCTCAAACCGGCGCGCGTGCAGTGCGCGCACCTCATCATTCAGCTGGGCGATCTCATCGACGTTGCCCAGCAGTTCGGTGATCTCGAGCGTGTTGCCGGTGAATGTGACGAACCCCCGGCTGGAGAAGCACTCCATCCCGTACTCGCCCCCGCGGATGGCCTTGCCGTTGCCCAGGTCGCCTTTAAAAAACAGGCGCACACCCTTGCCACTGGGGCTGAACTCGGCATAAGTGTCGACCAGGAGCTGCTCGACGTCGGGGTGGATCTTGCCGTCGGTGATGCAATCGTCGAAGTCCAGCGCAGTGATGCCGAAGGTCTGCAGCGTGGCGAACCCGACACCGTCGTACCCACGGCGCGCCGCTGCAGCCTTGGCCGCGTCGAAGGTGACCAGGTTGGACACATCGCTGGGACCGCCCTGCTCGCCGTGGCGCTTTCCGCCGTTTGCGTAGTACGGGACCTTGCGGGGTTTGCCCCCGCCAGGGTTGTTCTCAAAACGCCAGATCACCCATGCCGGCAGATCGCGGATCGCGGCCGGGGCTTCGACGTTGCGTAGGTGGGGTGTGATGCGGGCCACGTTGCTCATGCCAACCCCCGCAGCACTTCCATGCGGATGCGTGAGCCGATCCACTGCACACATGGCACCGCCCAGCTGTTGCCCAATGCCTTGTAGCGCGGACCGTCCGGGCACTCATCGACCGGCTTGTTGCGCCATGGTATGGCGGTGTAGCCGTCAGGAAAGCCCTGCAAGCGCTCGCACTCCACGGGGGTGAGGCGGCGCACTTGCATGGCTGGGGTCATTACGCTGCCTTCAAACCCACCGCCTGCGGTTCTGGCTTTTAACGTGCCAAACCCGTCCAGCATTGCGTTTTGCTCTTCATCTAAGCCGATAGGCTGCATGACAGTTGGGCCGCTTAAGTTCTGACTGCTGCCGCGTGCGCCCATCGTCGCGGCCACATCACCAGTAATACCGCCGTTGAAACAGTCAGTGCCTATCGCCACCGCCATCGGGTCATGGCTGCGCATTGTCGGAGATAAATCAACGGTGGCATCTGCACCAAAGTCCACGGATTGAAAGGCGATCGGTTGCACCACCGCCGCATGCTCGGCATTCGATCTGGCCAGCGTATGGCACGGGTCGCCGGGTGTCCGGTTCTGGCGGTTGACCGGGGCAGTCACGTTGAACAGATCGTATGTGACGGGCTGCGCCACATAGCACTGTTGTTTCGCGCCGGTTTCGGCTGCCAGCGCCCCGACCAACGAACCATCACCCCCCATAAGGCGCACCTCGTCCCGACTGTTTTGAACGAAGGCCACCGGCTGCGCCACACCATGAACGCCTGTCGCGTTCAAGGTATACATCGGTCCACCTACGGTGTAACCACCACCGTTGCCACCGTTTTCTGGTTGTCTGCCGATTGTGTTTTCCGCAAGCGCGATGGGCTGCGCCACCGGCACCAGCGGTGTGCCGCGCCCTGTGCCGTCCTCGCTGGCGTCGAAACCTTCACCGCGCAGGGTGTGGCTAACGTAGGCCGCAATCGGGGCCTCATGCACGCACGTCAAAGTCGGTGCGCTGCCGTCGGGCTTTATCTCAGCGTTGGCTTGTCCATGCGCCATGGTGATGACTCCTCCGTCAAGGTCGAAGTCAGTTCCGAGGCCACCGCCTGCAGTGCTGCGTGAAGGGATGGTAGGAGCGACTTTCCCCGCTTCTCGGCTCGGCGCAGTATCCCGGCGCAAGCCTTGGAACTCAAAAAGAACCGCTGCGGGATCAAAGTCCTCTCGAGCACTTGCGACAACGAACACACGACGGCGTCGTTGGGCCACTCCGAAATATTGGGCGTCAAGGACCCGCCACGCGACTGCGCGCGATGGTCCAAACACAGCACCAGCGTTTGTCCACTTCCCCCCCGTTGGTTCGATCGGCAGATCTTCTCCGGCAAGGCCAGCAAGAAAGCAGCCGAAGGCGTTGTCTTTGGTGTTGAGGACTCCGGGTACGTTCTCCCAGAAAACGATTGCGGGGTCGAGGTTACGGGAAGTGCGGACGATGTCGATTGCATTTGCGATCTCACAGAAAACGAGGGAGAGGTTACCCCGAGCGTCGTCGAGGGACTTGCGAAGGCCGGCCACGGAGAAGGCCTGGCAGGGAGTGCCACCGCAGAACAGGTCGGGGGCTGACACCTCGCCGAGCAAAATGCGCTCCGGCAGTGTCGTCATGTCACCCAGGTTGGGAACGCCAGGGTAGTGGTGTGCGAGAACCGCACTGGGGAATGGCTCAATTTCAGATAACCAGCTCGCATGCATGCCGAGCGGACCGAAGGCCACGCTGGCAGCTTCGATGCCGCTGCAGACGGAGCCGAATGTAAAACCTCTCATGTTTGGCGACTTTCAAAAAACGGCATTAAGTGAGGAAGCCGAGTCGCCAAACTCTTGCCCGCTGTGTACGGGCCGGCCCCCTCACTTAATGCCACACAGATGACGGGTGGCGGCCCGCTTAAACAACTACTGCAAATGACTTGAGAAAAGTTTCGGTATAGATGACTTCACCCCGGGCTTTTGACACGGCGGTGTATTCGCAGACCCAGTCCTCACCATCCCGACCAATCAACCGGACCACGTTGCCGCTGGGCAGCCGCAGATGCATACCTGTTGCAAGCACATCAACCATCAATAGACCTCACTTTCTCAACAGAATCTTCCTCACTACGGGCGATGTGCATCAGCGCAGCAGTCCCAAACCCCAGCGCAAAGAACAGCCAGCACAGGATCAGGATCTGCCACCAGGTCACAGCTCGAGCTCCAGCTGGCGCGCGTCCACGATCGGGAATTCGCTGATCACGGCGCGGCCTTTCAGACACTGCTGCGCGTACTCGCACGTCAGGCAGGCCTCGGCCAGATCTGTTCGGTAGATCCGGGGCAGACGACCCTTGCTCGCCCTGTGCATCTCGGCGGTTGCGCGTTCAATGGCACCGGCTCGGTCCGCACTGGCTGTGCGGTGCCCACCGGCGTACTGGTACAACATGCCTCGAGTGGTACCCACGCGCGCGGCCAGGGTCTCTTGTTCGTCGACAGTTGCTGCGGCCATCCAGGCCTTCATGGAAGTGATCGTTTTCATGCGGTCGATTGTAGCAGAAAGTAAAGGAATTGCAGCATAGTGCTATACGGTGCTACGCTGACCGGCATGAAGTCCATCTATGACGTGAGGCGCGAGAACATCCGCGCCCTGATCAAGACGTGGGGCGGCCCCACCTCACTGGCCAAGAAACTCGGCCACGCCAATGGGTCTTACCTGGCCCAGATCGCCGGCCCAAACCCCCGACGTGACATAAGCGAGAAGGTTGCCCGGGAGTTTGAATCCAAGCTCGGCCTGACCGCGATGTGGCTTGACCAGTTGCACGAGGGTGGGCCACACAAGCTCAACAATCAGGCCTTGGCTGATTGCGTGCGCGCGGTTGCGACAACCTTACGAGATGAAGGGCTGCGCCCAGACCCGGAGGCCTACGCAACGCTGGTGCAGCTGGTGTACGACCACACAAAGTTGACCGGTCAAATTGACGAAGGATTCATCAAGAAATTAACGGAGCTGCTACGGACATGACCGACGAAGAAATCAAACAGCGTATCAAGTACCTGATCGAGCACGGCGGCATCTATGACGACCCGATCGACGCGGTTAGTCGACGTGTCCGCATACTGTCCTGGTTGACTACCGCGGCGTGCGGTTTCGCGCTGGTTGACCTGCTGTTACTGCTGCGCTGAAACCCGTCCGATAGACAAACCCCCCATTGTGAGTAGGGGGTTTGTTTTGACTTTTATTTTTAGCATCTGCTACAATTCTTCCACGTTAACAAACAAACACGGAGGTCGATGTGAACGCTGTTAAACATAACGACAAATTGCTTGTTGCAATGCTGTCAAGCATTGCCGCAAATCGCTCGCACACGGTCGGCGCAATTCTCCACGCCGCCCGTAACGCCAGTTCGCTCAATGCGCTGCGCACTGAAATGGACCGCCTCATTGAAATCATGATGACGGTCGACGCGTTGCACGAAGAACAATACAAACTGAAAGAAGCGCGTCATGGACATTGAAAAGACACTGAAAGCAGCGTCCATGCTGCGCGATGTAGCAGAAAGTTTAATCGCCCAGGCAGAGCAGCTTGAATTTCAAGCCAAGATAGCCAAGGCAAAGAAATTGCCCAACGGCGATCTGATAGCCCTGCTGATCCAAGCAGGTCACGCAAAAACCCAGTCAAAAGGACATTGACATGTTTAACCGCCCGAAATACCGACTCTCCAACCCGGCCATGCGCCGTGCATTCCCTTACGAGCAGCGCCCCGAGGACGACAACTGGTTCGACCGGCACCCCCTGATCTCTGGCTCGATTGCCGGGGCAGTGTTTGCCGGCATCCTGTTCATCGGCTTTTTCGGTCTCTGAGGGGAATGACATGACCCGCATATCAGCACTGACTCAGGCAATACAAAACCCGCCGGATCGAAGCCCAATGTATATGCAAGCGCTGCACCAGCTGCAGCAGATGAGCGCACCGTCGATCTTCAGCCAGCACATCAAAGAGATCACGGAACTGCACCGGTCCAGACCGGCCGCGCTGGATGATGGCAAAGACTGGGCCCGGCGCGTAATGCACGACCAGCACAAGTTTCACCCCATGGCAGTCAAGTGGGCGCGCGAAGTTCTGAACGGGAGACCTGAGCAATGAAATGGATCCCGCACCGCGACAACGGCGACCAGACCCCGGTTGACGCTCAGAAATTCAAGCACTGGATCGGCACTCAGGCGCATTGGTTCTGCGTACACGAGAGCCTGAGCTTTATCGGCCAGTTCACCGTCAGCGACTACTTCAGCGGTTTCAAGGTGGCAGACGTTCCCTACACGACGCTGATCGCGTGCCGGGGGGATTCAAAGGCTGCAGCCCGACTGACGCTCAACCGCTTGGTCGAGCGCGCCGGTGAAAGCCGGGTGCTGGAGGTGCTGAACAAAGCACCGACCCGCGCAAAAATTTTACCCAAGACTGTAGCATCTGCTACACTGTGAAACCTCAACCGCTAAACTCGAAACAGGACGAAAACGTGATTGCGATTACCCTCAACTTCAAAACCATCGAAGCCGCACGGCAGGCGCTGCTTGAAATCCCCGCCTCCAGCCTGGTGGTTACACCAGCCCCGGCACCCGAAGCCGCACCAGCCCCGGCGCCGGTAATCGTGCAGGAGCCCACCAGCGCCCCAAAAGCGGAAATGGCTGCAGCCAGTGCCACTTCCCCCGCTATTGTGGAGAAGGTCGCTGTGCAAGAGCCGAAGACCCCGTCCGTGGAAGTGTCCACCACCAGCTCTGCCGTTGCAAGTGGTGCAAATGACAGCGCGACCGTCGAATACCCCGTGCTGCAGAAGGCTGTGTTTGCCCTGGCCGGTAAGAGCCGCGAGGCAGCCGCGGCGGTGGCCTCCGGGTTCGGTGTGAAAACGTTCAAGGATCTGCCGTCAGAGAAGTGGGCAGACGCCCTGGCCGCAGTCAACGCGAAACTCGCAGAGATTGAGGCCGCGTAATGACGACCGCACACAGCTACTGGTCCGCCAGCAAGTTTGAGAGCTTGATGCTTTGCCCCGGCAAGATCGTGCTTGAGGACGGCGCACCAGACAACACCAACGCCTACGCTGCCGAGGGCACTGCTGCGCATCAGGTTCTGACCTGGGCGCTGCAGGAAGAACGCCCGGCCAGCGCCTACATCGGGCGCGTGATCCATCTCAACAAACTGGGCAGGGTCTGCGACCCCGCTGATGCACAGTTCTTTTTTGACGTTGATGAAGAAATGGCCGCGCACGTCCAGACGTGTATTGACTATTGCTTGGACCTCAAGGGCGACGACGGCGTGCTGTTTGCCGACATCCGGGTGAACTACAGCACGTACCTGGACGTCGAGTACGACACGGCCTGGGGTACTGCTGACGTGATCATCGCCCGTGGCGATGAGTTGATTGTGGTGGACTTCAAGTATGGGCGTGGTGTCGAAGTAGACGCCCAGCAAAACCCGCAGATGTCGCTCTACGGTCTGGGCGCACTGCAGGCCTATCAGGGTCTGGTTGCTGACTTTACCCGGGTGCGCATGGCGATCAGCCAACCCCGCGCAAAGTCAGCGCCCAGCGAGTGGGACTGCAGCGTTACGGATCTGGAAGCGTGGGGGCGCGCAGACGCACGCACGACGGTGGCGACGTGCATCACCGCCTCGTCACTCGACGAGAACGACCCCGTCTGGCAGGACGAGTTCCTGCGCCCGGCTGAGAAGGCGTGCAAGTTCTGCAAGGCCAAGGCGACCTGCCCTGCCCTGCGTGCTGAAGTAAGTGCCGCTGCGTTTGCCGCAGCACCAGCAGCGCCGGACGAATTTGCCGCGCTTGAGGCCGCCACGCCCGACTCGCAGGATTCGCCCGACTGGATCGCCGCCTGCCTGTCCAAGGTCGACATGATCGAGGACTGGTGCAAGTCGATCCGCGCCGAGGCCGAGCGCCGCCTGCTGGCTGGCGACAAGGTGCCTGGCTTCAAGGTCGTCGCAGGCAAGAAGGGCAACCGCCAATGGGCCGACGCCAAGGCCGCCGAGGAGACGCTCAAG